CTGCAGCACCATATTCTGCAAGAGTTTCGGTAATTAATTCTTTTACTAGCGGTCTTAGAATCTTCTTTAATTCCTTTGGATCCATTATCCACGTCCTGTTAGTTTTTGTAGCATTTCGCTAAGGCGTTGTGCTTTTTGTACTTTTAGTTGGCGATCTTTTGCTTCTTTCATCATAAACGCACCAGGCGTTGACGGCTCGCTTACCATATCAAAACAAATAAGTTGGAAATCGTCGTCTACCATCGTTACACCACCAACTTGATGTGTGCTACCTAGTCCGCGACTGCTAATTCCAAGCTTAATTCCGCTCTCAACTAGACTTTTAAGAATTTGTCCGCTTGGAGTTGGAAGGACTCTAATCTTTGCCATAACTACTGGGCCTTCCCACCAGCATTTTGTAATAACATGAGAAACATTTTTTAAGTTTACAACAGAGCTTTCTGGGTGATCTAATTCGCCAAGGGCGCGACCATCCATAATAACACTTTGATATTTTTCAACTTCACGACGTAAGATTTTTTCTGGGTATTTACGCCCATTTCCATTCTTAACATCCGCTTCTTGAATCTTACCTGTTAAATATGTAACGCCATTTCTAACCTCTTGCTTTTCGCCTTCGGTTAGAAAATCTTGGCATACGCCGCCATCGCATAATTCGTAAAATTCTCTTAATAATTCTTGTTGAGCCATTTTTATTTCCATTTAGACGGGCGCAACCCGTCCGAACATTGAACCCTTGCAACATCTACGAACAGGTTGCAGCATATAACGTCTAACAAATGTTACTTCGTTACGCATTTAGTCCTCTCTTCCAGAGTAATCCATTATCTGGCGTTCTAGGTCTGTATCATTTCTTACATTTGCTGGCACTTGATCATGCCATTCGATCATACCGCTTTGAATGTGGAATCCAAATTGCCCAATCGGCTCTAAATAACCGCTTGTTAAATTCTCATCTGTAAAAATTAATTTATACTGATTCTTTCCTTGCGTAACATATATTTCGCCATTAGTGATATGCGTTTCAATTGGACCTGTTTCGTAAGGATCGCGACCTTGGTATGGCTCTTTGTTTTGATTATCTGGGGCATCACCATTTTTATAGTTACGAATATATTGCTGTGCTGGTGCGCCAGACCAGATTCTACCGCCTCCAGTATTTGGATTTGGATTATTATAGTCTTCGAGAATAAGTTTTTTGATGATTTCTTTTGTTAGTTTCATGTTATTAATTAGTTAGTCTTTTTTAATTTTGACCGCTAATCCTTCATCGTCTACTATCTTGCTTAGCAAATAAGTTGTTCCAGAACTTATACAACCCGCGATAAATATTCCAAATTCTGTACCCAAGCATACCGAGAGCAGGCACCCAACCCAGAATCCCGTACACATTGTACACTTTAGGACTTCCCAACTCGGTCTTACTTTGTCGAATATTTTCCCATAAACGACGATCATTGTCATACCGTAGCATGCCAAAATAAATGTTATTAGATCGTAAATCATGCTTTTCTCTATTAGTAGTTATAGCGGTAAACTCCACGTGCCGGGAAGCCCCATCTTGGAATAGAGCCTTTATTCTTGGCCTGTGGAACTTCGCCAAGTTCTGTACTATGTTCGTCGCTTGGAGATAATAGCTCGCGTTCAAGCGCATCAATATAATCTTTGCGAATCTTGTGTTCTTCTTTATCTTTTTCTAGAAAATTATGAACATTAAAGATAACAACCTCTAAAGGCTCTTCGTCGTTCTTCTTTTCTGTTGGATATTTTCCCTCAAGAGAGCCATAAATAGAACCACCTGTAATACTATCTGCTAATACAACACCACAGTTTATTAAATGTTTAAATAATTCATCTTGGTTGTTATAGGTTTCTTCGCTGTATTCTGTTTTTGGAAGCGTAATAATCTTTCCCTTGTCTGGAATTATAATAATATTAAAATTATGGTGAGCTGTAACCATGATATGCCCATCAAGAGTCTTACGCATGGCAACTTTGATACGTTTACCGCCACGCTCCTTAACTTTAATTTGAATATGATCTGGTGGTGGGTTCTCTATCGATAACTGCAATGGCATTAGCTGTTCACCTCATTTAGGAACTCATAAATCTTTAATACTTTTTCTACAACATCTGCTGTTACTTTATCAAATTTAATTTCTTCAACCATAATTCTTAATTCTTCTACTTGGTCTTTCAGATCATAACTTTCTTTTATGATATCATTAGATTTGATTTTCTTAATCTCATCTTTTATTCTAGAAAGCTCTTCGCTTAGATAGATTTTTAATTCCACATCGTCGTCTGAAAAATTAATGAATCTAGAGAGCAATTCTTTTTGTTCTGGCAGGATTCTTTCGTTATAATGTTTATTGAATTTATCAATAGCAACCTTAAATGTAATTTTATCGATAGGTTCTAACTCTTTCTTCTCTACAATAAGCTTAGAAGTGAGAGCGCCGACCATTTCTTGTTCAAGAATAATTTTCTGTGTCTGCGGGACAGAACGGTTAAATATCTGCGATACCGTCGCAAGAGTTTTATAGTTAGGTACAAAATTGTCGTAAACTTGGACGCCAACAGTTTTATTAATTTTAGCAATTAACTTGCTTTGTTCATTAAAAATCTCTTGCTCGTCAAGCTTTTCGTATTCATCTTTAATGCGATTAACTAATTTTTCTGCATGCTCTCTAGGAAACTCTTTTGTTTCACAAAGCTGCTTATAGAGTTTTAATTCTTTCTCCAAAATAGAGCTTTTATTAAAATGTTCTTTAATGATGCTAGAGATTACTCTTTGTTCTTGTTTTTTTCCGTAAACAACTGCCTTTGTTAATTCTTTTACAAGGGCTTCAAAAAGAAACGCTGTATTGCGCTTCTTATTATGCTTCATCTTTATTTGCTTTTGCATTGCGCTTCTCCAATCCTGTTAGTAGAATTTCAACTTCTCTACTCACTTCATGCAATTTTTCTTCATCTGTAACATTATAATTAGTCTTACTTTCATTTAAACCAGAAAGTTTTGAATGTTGGCGCAAACTATCCATTCCTGGGAATATTCCACGCATTTCTGCACCAGAAACGGCACCTGGATTTACTAGCTTGTTCATACTATGACTACGGCCTTTTTTATGACGACCGTCTACATCTACTGGTTTATAATCATCGCGACGTTTAGCTGGCGGTGCGCCTGCGCCTAGATCTGGTACTACCTCTAAATTACCGCCTCCTGCGCCTTCTCCACCTTCACCACCAGCGGCTTCCGGCGTCTCGCCCATAGGTGTCATACCTAAATCTCCAAGAGTATCGCCACCCGTAGAACCTAGACCCTCTGCCCCTCCTGCCGCCTCAGCACCAGTTGCAGCAGCATTACCTGCACCTTCAAGAGTCTTTTCATAAATCTTATCGTAGTAAAGCTCACGTTGAATCTTACGTAGATCATTTTCTGATAAGTTAAATACGTGTTCACTAATCCAACGCTTACTAAAGAAGCCATCTTGTGCCTGTTTAGCGACATCAAACTTAGACTTCCAATGCTCTAATTCTTGTAATTCACTAATTTTTGAAGGATTATTTAGCTTAATGCTAAATTTTAGTAGATCCTCGTTACGATAACCTAATGTAAAGAGATGGATAATTCCAATCTTTTCTAGCTCTCCGACAACGACGCGTTGTAGACGTTGAACAGTACGGGCAAAACGAATATCTTTCTGAGCTAGTGTACTTTTATCCTCTTGTTTGCCATCGCCTTGAGTTAGGTAAGAAGCTGGTAATTTAAGAGCCGAGAATAGTTTATCGCGAAGATATTTAACGTCATCAATATCCCCAGTAAAACTTCCTCCTGTAAGAGTATCAATTTTTGTATTGCTATTTCCGCGAATTGGGATGAAATAATCCTCATCGATACTCATTGGATTATAGCGAAGATCTACGCGTCCAGTTGAAGGATCAACAATCATATTGCGCTTCATTTGAGCTTGAACCTTTAACATCATTTGCTCAACATCTTCTGGGGCGATATTACCGATATCGATATAGAATACGCGACGATCTGGTGCGCGAACGATACGATAAGCCATCATTGCATCTTCTAATAGCGTAACTTGACGCCAGATACGACGCGCAGGCTCTAATACGCTTGTTCCATATGGTGCATATTTATCTTGTCCAAGGATACGGAAATGTGCAATTTGCCAATTTTCAAAGGTTAATCCACCGCTATTCCATTGATATTGAACATAACTTGGATTTGTTTTGTCTTCGCCTTCTAGACGTTCAATCTCTGGCGTTGGTAGGCCGATGACATTAACAACTCCGCGCTCTTCGTTGATATCTAGGTACAGGAACATATCACCAAACTTAATCATTGTACGACACCAGCCGAATAGATTACTTTCGATATTTAACACATCGTAATATAGAGTTTCTAAAATACTCTTTATCTCTTGATTTTTACAATCAACAGTCAACATTTTAGTAAGACTGCTGTGTGTTGTCATTTCATCTGCATAAATATCTAATGCACTTGCAATCTCTGGAGTAAATTCCATTTGATCAAAATCGCCATAGCGTTCTGCTCGGCTTTGATTTGATAGAATATTGCTCTGGATAGAGTCAAAAGGATTATAGCTTGTTTTAGAAAAGCTTCTTCCGCTTGCCGATGTAAAATTAAATTTGTTTAATTGTCCGCGTTTATAGCGTAGTTGACTTTGTTGTTTAAAATTAACAATTGGACCAGAAAATAGTCTCGTTAATCTTTTAAATAATTGCGATTCATTATTTTTAATGTTTCTTCGTTGATCAGCCATTTTTATCCTTTAAATAACCATGAAAATTCTTTGTATGTATTTATGGTATTTTGTTTCTGTATCTCTTTATAGTTACTCATACCTGGTATGCTTGTGTTTAGAGTATTATTTAATTTTCCAAGAGATCCTAGCATAACTTTTGTATATTCTACATCTTTACTT